ACTCCACTACCACCCGCCCCGAAGTTAGACGGATAGCTCACGGAAGTCTTGAAGCGCTCTTTGTGATCTTGTAGTTCGGCGTGGTTATGGTCTATCTCGGAGGATGATAGTAAGAGTGGGCTGAAGCCTTGCCCCGAGAAGCCCGTCAGGGCAGACTCAATGCGCTCTAAGAGCTCGAGGTGAGCTAATCCCGTGGGGGCATCGCTACTACGTAGAGGGCGTAGCGGGATGTACTTGGTGATGACATGCAGGGTCAGTGTCACGGTCCCTCGAGGGATGCCCCGAGCTTGGTGGCTGAAGGTCACTGGATCGAACTCAAAAAAGACAGCTGGCGTGTCGAAGATTGGGCCCGTCTGGATAGCACTCATGCTCTCGTTCCAGAGGTCATAGTACTTAATTTCGGGGATCTTTCCCTTGAGACGCTCACAGATGCTGTCGAAGAGATGTCGTCGCATATTATGTAGGGTGATTGGTTAGTGCTTGTTGTGGCTCTCGACCTCCTGCTTGATCTCCGCCATCCATGACTCTAGTTGTGACTTAACGATACTGCTGATGTAGTCACCTAGCCTAGGATGCCAGCCAATGAAAGGGCGGGCTGGTAGGTTTTGCTGCATGTAGTGATTTCTGACCAGGTGAGCGGAGATGGTGACTCTTGCACGCTTTAGCCCTCGCTTGCCTCGGATTAGGCGTGTCGCTTGATAGGATCGTCGTCGATGGGCTTTGACGTGCAGCATGCCATCTACCCCCTCATTGTGTGCGGCTGCATAGGGCACGGCAGAGGTGAATACCACACTCGTATCTCGGATGTGGGACTTTAGAGACCTCCGTAGCTTGCCAGAGACCAGCAGTAGAGAGCCTCGCTCCTTTGGCCTTGGTTGGCGAGGAGCCCAGGGGCGATCGAAAAAGGCCTTGCGCTGGAAGTTGCGATCGAACTCATCGGCAAGCTTCACACGCATATCCTCGAGGATGTCGCCAAAGAGCTGTTTGCTTGAGCGCATATGATTGGACTGAAATGCTTATCTTTGTGGCATGGAGATAGCTCTTAGGCAACTCTGAACTGGATTGTAGTTCCAGCAGGGGAGTTGCTTAGGGGCTATTTCTTTTTGAGGTAGTCTAGGATGCTCGGATCATCCGTGATGCTGTATACGGTGATCTCGCCAGCTAGATCTTCACGGGCGATGATCCAGGTCTTGTCCCCATTGATCGTCAGCTCGAAGAGATGAGACCGCACGATGTTCGGGTTACTCTTATGATAGGGCACAGCCCCCAGGTACTTTGCATCTTTGAGTACTTGAGGAAGCCTGCGTATCAGTTCGTTCTTGGCGAAGTAGTGCACATGAGGCTGGTTGAGGTATTCTTTGATCCCCTTATGGGTGATCTTGATCTGGATGCCATTGCTCGACAGGTAAGCATCTCTGTAGCGCTCCCAGGCTTTCTCCTGCAGAGTCTTTCGGTAGGCTTTCTGTTCGATCGTTAGCTCGATCTTCTTCTTAGCCACTCTTGCCTGCTCAATCTCTCGTACGACCTTGCAAGCATCCCCTTCGACATCCTTGTCACCCTTGGCATGCTGAGCTACGCCACAATGGGCTATACCCTTAGAGCCGTAGTAGGGGTGCCTGTCGGGGAAGATGCGTAAGTCCTTGCCCGGATTCCCCCGGAATACCTCCTGCTTATTGCCCTTCAGCGTACGCTCCCCGAGAGCGCTAGCCTTGTCGCTATCCGAGATTGGGTAGTCCTCTGGCAAGACCTCCACGACGGAGCAACGACAGCGCCAGCCGTTAGGCGGGTAGTAGCTGAGCCAAAATGGATCACTCTTGGGTAGGGTGATGCCCTCAAGCGCCTCGTGATCGGGTCGTACTCTACTATCTCCAGCCGTGCGATACTGGAGGTTATACCTCCCTCCTGAGCGCTCTTGCTCTAGCCAGCGGTCCGCCATCAGGGCTGATCCCACAGCGTGGTCGTACTCAGCCTCGAGGTAATTGACATTGTACTTCTGATGTACCTCTAGCACCTGCTCTCTGAAGTCACCCCAGGAGCGGATATGCCCCTCTTCGGTCGTTAGCGCTAGCCCCAGCTCTCTCAGAGAGTGATAGGTGCGGAAGCCCGAGAAGATGTAGGTGTTATCATCCAGGACAGAGCGCACCGCCTCGGGGGTATCATGTGAGATGTGCTCGAGTGAAGACCGCAAGATGTCATAGCTCTCCTCGATGGCGGCTCTTACCGGCGCATCCTGGAGCATTGATGCTTTGAACCCCTTATGCTTATATACGTGCTTGGCAGCTCGAGCAAATATCCCCTGTCGGTATGCTCGCATCCCTTCCCCTTTCCCCTTCTTGCTCGCCAGACACACGGGGCAGGTGGCTGAGTAGAGGCTACCAAGCTGACGATGCAGTAGGCTGTAGCGCTCAGCTAGGGCAGGTCGTTTAGCTGGGGGCTGAGGTGTAGAGCCTAGCCCCCTTAGGCGAAAAAATCGGGCTGAAGGCTATGCTGCGCTTTATCCTCAGCTATCGGCTGGAGGGGCTGATTGCTTGCCTCCCTGCGCCCTGTGATAGGCACTCCGTAGCGGTCTATGAAGTACTGGGGATCGACATCGTAGTATTGGAGTATGACCCGCTCCTGCTCACGTATCTCAGCATCGCTCATGTCGTCGGTATAGTCCCAAGCAAAGGTCAGCCCATCGACGGGGAAGCCAGACTCAGCCATCAAGGGCAGGAGCCGGTCATTGATGATGTAAGCCATACGACGAGCATCAGAGATACAGACATTGTCAAAAATCTCCAGATGCACCTGACTCTGGCTGAGTGAGGCTCCATTGTCGATCGTCATTGTCTGATTAAGAAGAATCTTGCTTAGCTCTCGGTCACATCGGTCTAAGCGCTTGTCATAGACATTGTAGGCATCGCCACGGCTTGACTCCTGGAACGATATTTTGGTGTCCTCAGGGAAGACCCCCCAGAAGGCAGCGCCCATATCCTCCATCGTAGCCTCAATACGTGCAATATCCGCTTTGTTGGTCGCTGAGGTATTTGCAATCCTCATCGGCATGCCAAAGATCTCACCAAACGTATCCCAGTAGGCCCCCATATTCTTCTTGCTAATGTAATATGGGGCACAGCCTAAGAGTAGACCGAGGTCCTTCGGCTTACCGCACTCGATGAGCCAACGGGAGTAGTCGCCATATCTATAGGGGATGCCTTGCTGGATGTCATCGCCTTGGTCTCTCAAGATGACACCATACTCAGGGATCACGTTATTTCGTGGCACTAGCCAGACCCCCGAAAAGCGTAATCCCCCGATCTTGGGGCGCACTACCTCACCGACCTCAATGAGAGAGTGTCCCCAGAAGATGCTATCTAGGGCTAGGTCTATGAAATCCGAAAACCACTCCCTCTCGAAGAGAGCGGTTGCCTCGGAGATCTCCTTGCCGTCAGCGTCAAGGAGGCGGAAGGGACGACCTTTGGTGCGGTTCTTCCGCTGCTCGATACACCCAGATAGATGCCCATCGACGAGGCTGTCTCTATAGATGTCATGCAGCAGGATACGTCGGGGATTGTCGACCGACAAGGCTATCTGCCACGCTCGTCTCCAAGAGGCAATATCCTTGGATGTGAGAGTATCTGTCTTGCTCTGAATTTCGGCTGATATACGACGAGCTTGGATACTCTTAGCTAGCTCAAGGAGCTTGCTATCACGCTCGGTCTTGATATTGGATTGTCTTGCTCTTGACATAGCTAGTAGTGGTAGGTGGATTTGGGGAGTGATCCCGATCTGATGGAGTCTAGCCCGGTCTTGCCCGTCTCGGGATCGGTTCGGGTCGGCAGGTTGGGGTTATTTCTCCCCTTTTGTACATCTGATAGCCACTGGATGGCCCCATCATAGAGCTCTCTGTACCGCTCCATTGCCATAGCCATCGGCAGGCGGTGGCACATCTGATAGAGTGTGAGGTGTACGATGGTTAGCACGAGGAGAGGACTACGCTCGGAGCCTTCTCTGCGGAACTCTTGATCCACATCGTATCTAGCACGGAGGTAACCTGAGGCTAACTCCATAGAGGCAAGCTCTGCTGCCTGCCACTCTTGAGGATACTCGCTTATGATCGCCTGCTCCTCCTCTGAGATAGCAAGGCGATAGTCTTGGTCCGTGATGTACATATTACTGAGGGTGGGTATAGCGAGGTGCTACATATAGAGCCTTACGCATGCAGAGCCCCCTTTTATAGGGAGGTACGGAGTCAAGCTTGATGGCTATGGGTAGGATGCGTTTTATCCCTAGCCTCTTGCGCTCTGTGAGGATGACTACCGACCTTAGGCCTGTCAGACGAGTGTAGCGGTTAGCACGGCGCTTAGCTCTCGCTAGCTCGTAGTCGTAGATGATGAGATTGATAGCCTTGGCTAGGTTGCGATTGATTGAGAGGATGTCCATAATCGGTGATTAATTAGAGATTAATGAGGGTTACCAGTTATTACGGTTCTTGGGGCGGCGACCAATCCGAGGAGCTATATCTTGCGTGCGACTACGACGCTGCAGGAGCCAGATAGCTCCTTCGTCAGCGTCGGGGCCGTCGTCATGTCCAGACATACCAGCCTCAAGGCTCAAAGTCTGCTCAATGGATACCAGCATATCAGGATCATCCTTGAGGTCAAGATTATAGTACACCTTACCTCGCTCCCAGAGTGGAGATATCGCCTCGATACGAGCGAACTTGTTAGGCTTAGCCCGCTTATCCCCCGTGATGGGTAGCTGGTAGCCTCTTAGATTCCCCTCGGTCGAAAACTCGTCGAGCAAGGTATCCTGCATGAAGCTTGCCTCCATATAGATGCGGAGCGTGGCCCCTAGCCCCGTGACCCACTCATAGGTGTCGTAGACCCATCGAACCATCTCGGCTACCGAGCACTGACGGAGGAAGGGGCGGATGCAGTGCAGCTCTCCCGTCTTGGTCGTACCCCAGAGCTTAGCAGCCTTGTAGTCGTTCTTCTTAGTGCTCTTCCAGCTCGGGTCTATGTAGAGCACCATGTCCTCGTAGGTAGAGAGGGAGGGAATCTTCTTATACCTGATCCACTCGGCCCTAAACACGGAGCCTTCGAGGATGGGGTTATTCATGTTCTCCTTTTCAAAGGAGCGGTACCCCATGAAGTCTTTCTGTGCCTGCACCTCCTCCCGTGTCCACTTATCGGACCAGCTAACCTCTCCTTGAGAGTCAAGGATGTTGACCTGAGAGACGTAGACCCCAGGGATAGAGCTTATGTTCTGGAGCACGGAGTTACGAGCGAT